CTGCCGATTCCGTTCAGACCGCCGCCTCCACCACCTCCGCCGCCGCCGTAACTGCCGCCGTTGCCACCGGCTCGTCCGGCCGTGGAACTGCCCCCGCCCCCACCGCCGCCCGTGCCTACGACGCCGTTGGACGCCCCGTTGCTGCCTGCTGCGTTGGCTGCACCGCCAGGGCCGCTGCCGTTGAAATGGGCAGTCCTCGAGCCATTCCCGCCTCCTGCGGTGGCGTTGCCGCTCGTGATCCCACCGCCCCCGCCCCCGCCGCTGGCTCCCTTCGTGAATCCTGGCGAGTTAGCCCCGGTGGTATGGGCTCCTGCGCCGCCAGCGCCACCGTCGTAGATGCCTGCCGTGGTCGCACCACCGGCTGCTCCGCTCGTGGTCTGGCCGCCGCTCCCGGCGTTGCCGACCCCAGTTAGGGCGATGTCGCCAGCGCCGGCCGTCGTGCCGACACGACTCTCCCCGCCTGCGGTGCCGTTGTTTCCGTTCGTGTCCGCCGTCAGTTGCGCCGCCCCGCCGGTGCCGCCTGCGCCGACCGTGACGTGCAGGGTGCCGGGAAGTGCGCTGGCCGGGAAGTTCTGCACGTTGATGCAGGTGCCTCCGCCGCCGCCGCCACCGCTACGGTGGGTGGCCGCCGCGCCGCAACGGCCGCTGCCGCCGCCTCCACCGCCCGAGATCACCCACATATCGACGTACGCGCAGCCGGTCGGCTTCGTCCATGTCCCGCTGCTGGTGAACACCGTCACCTCGGTCTTTCGGCCGTCGATCTTGGCGATGGCCGGCCCGGTGACCTCGAGGTAAATAGCCCCGTCGGCAGTGTTGACGGCCAGTTCCCCCTCGAGCAGCTGCGCCGTCGTGGGCACCGCTCCCGCCGTGCTCGAGCGCTTGAGCCGGATTTGGTCAGACATCAGTAGGTCCCCCCGTCAACCGAAACCGTCAGGGCCGACACGCACTCACCGTCATACTGGTTCATGCGCTCAAACAGCGCCACCGTCACCCCAGCGGCCGTATAGACCATGGCAGCCATCACAAAAGCGCCGTTGGGCACCGGCTGCAGCGTAAACCCGGCCGCGTTGGCCCGCGTTGCATTCACGCCACCTGCCGCAGTGCCTGCGGTGTTGCCGTACTCCGCCAGGTTGTAGGCCGTCACGCCGATGGCATCGGTTTCGGTAATGGTCGTGATGTTGGTAGGCGTAGCCTGAGGCTGGGCCTTGCTCAGGGTGTACGTCCACCGGTTGGATGTCAACAGCGTGCTTCCGGTCACTGTCATGGGGTGCCACGACACGACGGCACCACGTTGCAGCAGCAGGTTCTCGAGTTGGCCACGGTTGGCCGTAACGAACTGCGCAGCCTCCACCATCAGGTTGAACGCATCGGCAGACTGGCCGACGGGAGCGTAGACGGATGGTTGCAGGAATCCGGTCATGGCCAAGCGGGCTTGGGGTTGGAGAGAATGTCGATGACCTCGGTGGGCAGGATCACGCCCGCCGTGTGGAATGCAGCCGTGTCGGGGTATGCCTGATACCACACCGCCCTGGCGGTCGCCTTCATGGTCGAACCGCCGACGGAAATAGTGGTATCGACCCAAATGGACCCATCTACCGGGTTGCGCATGGGGATTTGCTCGAGGTGAAACCACTCGTCGTACAGGAACGTGTACACGTCCATGCTGACTGAGTCAGTGACATAGCGCCGCTCGTACGACTGGAACAGGACGGTTCCGGCGGCGTAACCGGCGAACGCTGCCGAATTGCGCTTGAGCAGGTCCTCGGTGATGTTTGCGGGCACGTTGGTGTAGCCCAGCGCCGAGTTGGTGTCATTCACCAAGAACTCGACGCGAAACAGCTCCTGCCGGACAGACCGGATAAACGGCGTGCCCATGATGTTGCTCACGGTGCCGCTGGCGATCAGCGTGGTGGGGGGCCAAGTAATGGTGCCGTTCGTTGGGAACGACGCCGCAGCCGGTCGGATGTATTGCGACACCTTGCGCTCGGCACTTTGCAGGCTCGTCTTGACGCCCCGAAACGGCGCCACGCCGACCACCGGCCCCCTGGCGGTCGAGGTCACCATGTACGTGTTGGCGCGGTCCGGGTGGGTCTCCACCCTGATGTCCTGCACGATGAACTGAGCAAGGCCGCCGTCGATGGTGCCAAGTGCCAGCCTGGTCCCGAGCGCCTCGATCTGGTCGAACGGTGCAGTTTGCGCCTTGATCGAGTTGTAGACGTTCCAGCTGTCCTCGCTGGTCCCGACGTAGGCCGGGTCGTCCTGCGCCACGAGAAACCTGGTGGTGTGCACGGCCTCGGTCGGCTCCATGCCGATGGTCAGTGACTGCTGGTTGTGCTGCCTGAATACCTGCCACGCCATCAGCGGCTCCTATCTGTGTTCTGCTTGATCTGCTCGAGCACGCGCAGCAGCTGCAGGTTCAGCGACTCGAGCCGCCCGGTGTCACCGCTTGCCATTGCGAAGCCAGTTTCGGCCCGTATGGCCGATTCCTGCATTTGCAGCTTTTCCAGAGAGGTAGCACCTTCCCCGCCGCCGAGCATGCGGAAGCCGATTCCCATGTCCTGCAGCACCTTGTCCGTATGTCCACCGAAGCCGTAGGTGGCGTTTGCTATGTACGCGCCCGGATCGGTGAAAAAAGACTCAATGTTCCTCGCTTGCCGTCCGGACGGTGACGTAGCCCGCAGCGCGGTAGCGATTTCCCGCTGTGCCCCACGCTCGATCCGTGCGGCACCCGGCTCGTCCATACCCAATCCGACCATCCTCTGACCAGCAGCCATCTTGGTATTCATGGCGTCAATCTCGGCCTTGATCATCCGCGTGGAGAATGGCTTGGTCATTTCATCGAGCGTTTTCCGCGCCTCGATGTTGGCCTGGTAGAACGATCCGATGGCCTGAAACAGCGGGCTGGCCATGGCAGCGCCGACAAGGTTCTGCATGCGACCGAATTGGCCGCGGATGCCCTCGAGCTGCGCTGCAGCCTGCTGGCCCGCCTTGCGCAAGCCGGTTAGGTCTACGTCGATGCCAACTGCTAGTCCGTACTTCGCCACTTTGCCACCTTCCCGAGGGTTGCCATCCAGTCAGTCTGCCCTGGCTTGCGCCATGGTTCCACCACCGTCTGCGGCTGACGAGTCAGCCCGTACGCCAGGACCGCCAGCAGCCGCTCTATGCGGTCCGCTGGGGTCCAGTCCAAGGGTTTGCCATCACCCCCTGGACGAGTGCCATGGCCACATGCACGTCCAGCGCCGTCGAGCCCGGAACGCCGTCTACCCGGGTGCAGGACTCGAGCACGAACGCCTGTTTGGCGTCCTCGTCCAGCTGCTCGACCTTGCGCCACTCGCCAACCGTGATGGGCCGGACCTCGAGCACGGCCGGGTAACCGGCCACCGCCTCGCTGTTCAGGGTGCGCCAGGTCATGCTGATCGGCTCACAGTGATCTGCCCGACGTACTGCCAGCTCAGCGTTGCTTGGTGCACTGCGTCATTGGCATATGTGGCGTTGAATCCTGTAATCACAGCGCTTCCGGTGTAGTCAATCCCGCCAGATGCTCCACCGCTGGCGTTGATCGTAATGGTCACCGCTGACGTGTCGGGCGTAGCCCCGCCGAACTTTGCTGCCAAGGTTCCCGCCGTGGCGTTGTCCGTGTGGATCGTTGCTGATCCAGTCACGTTCGGCCGCCCCTGAATAGCCAAAGTAAACAACGAGTTGAGCACGGTAGCGTCAACGGTAGCGCTTGATGCCGTGATGTTGATGTCACTCGCGTCTACAACGACTGCGGATCCACCACTAATAGTAATTGACAATGTCGTGCCGTTTGCGATGAATGCCATGTCTTAGCCTCCTGTTGCCCAAATGCGGTACGTCTGACGGACCACCCGCGGGCCGTCGTCGGTGCCTTCCTGATCGTCCATGCGCTCGACGTCTTCGCCGTCGGTGGCGTTCCATTGAATGCGCGTGCCGTCTACGGTCGTGAATCCCGCGTTGTCGTTGAGCACTCCCGACACAGCAGCCGCCAGAGTCCGGGCCGCCGACAAACTGACGGCGATGCAATCCACCGACACGGCGAACTCTGCCAGGCTGGTCGTTTGCGCCAGCGTGCGCACGGGAGTCCGGCTATCGATGCTGTAGACAATGGCCGGCAGCGTTGTACCTTCCCGGCGCCATTCGGGGCTGATTCGCGTGCCGACGAGCGCGGTAACGCCAATGTCGCTGGTGAGCCGGTCGCGGATGGCGGTTTCGATGCTCATTTCTTCGACACCTTCATACGCGCCTTGCGGGCCAGTTCGGTCAGTTGCGTCTCGATGACGATCGCCAAGTCCTCTTTGAGGACCGAGGGCGGGAACTGCTGGTACGTGGCCCGCTTTACGTGCCACTGTGCGCGGCCGCTGTCGACGATTGGCGCGATGTACGACCTGGGGCGCCGCTTGTACCGGAAGCCGGTGCGGGTGGTGGTCTTGAGCCCGCGGGTGTCACCCATGGACTGAATGACCTTGCTAGCCGCCTTGCGCAGGCTTTCCTGACCACCGTAGCTGCGGTAAGTGGCGCCGTGCGTCAGCCAATTCTGCTTGTACGTTGTCGCCAGTCGCTTGAGGCTGCGCCGAAGCAGCTGCTTGTACAGGTTCCGGCTGACTCGGTCGGGCAGCGTCAAGAACACCCTTTGGGCATCTGTGAATGCCTTGTTTGCCCGGTCGCTGGTTCCTGCGCCAAATCGCAACAGTTCCAGGTTCTCCGAAGCGTTGACCTGGCGTTGCATGAAACGCTGATAGTTGCGCAGGTGCTCCGGCGAATTGAACTCGGCGCCGCGGCGGAAGCTCATGCCGTCACCTCGAGCGCTTCGCAGTGCAGTTCCATGCGCCGCAGGGTCGGATCTAGTACGCCGGTGACCTGAAGAACTCGGTCAGACTTGCCCGTTTCGCGCAACAGAATCCGGCTCTTGACGGTCACCGAGTCAATCCAAGGAAGGATCAGCCTCCACGCCGTCTGCCCGCGGTTGATGTCCACCGAGTCGATGCTTCGGCCGTCGGCCGATTCGATGTAGCCCAGCACCGTCGCGGCCGTGTTCCAAGTCTTCACGTCCTGCCCGTAAGCGTCAACAGTGGCAACGGTGTAGTTTTGCACCGCCATTTCGTGCCGGAACATGCCACGCGGGACCATCAGTGCACCCCATGCTCCCCGAGCATTGCCATCAGCATCTGCTCGGCCTTGCCCTCGATGGCTCCAGTGCTGTCGCCGCGGTCGGCGTACAGGCGCCCGCACAGCTGCAGCGCCAGCATGTTGATGTAGTGGTCGCCGACGAGGGTGACCCAGTTCAGGGTCACCGGGCGGTTCCAAGCCTCATCGACCAGCACCGCCACGCGCTCTCCGTCCCAGTGCAGTTCCGGCGTAGCGGTCTGCGTCACGGCGTCGTCGTCGACGTAAACGGCAGTGATGGCGCCGCTGGTGTTAACCGGCTGGATCGGGAGCACAACCCAGGTGTCGCCCTCCTCGGACACCTTGTAGGAGCGCTCGATGGCCTGCATGGCCAGACCGGTGCAGCGCTCGACGGTCTCGCGGACCGCCGGCAGCAGGATCGTGCCGATGTAGGAATCGTCCTGCGTGTGGTAAATCCGCAGGTGGCTCTTGATGTCGCTGGTGTTGAGTGCTGGCATTTGGAAAAGGCTGGGGGGGGTGTCCCCCCCCACAGCCCGGGGTCACATGGAGTCAGTCGATCAGACCGTACCGCAGACGATGCAGCCGCCCGCGTAGGTGTCCACGATCTTGGCGTCCGAACGCATGAACGACTCGTACCGCACGTTGCCGTTCAGCGACGCGATGTACGGGTTGACGCGGAAGGTCGCGTTGGAACGGTCGACGATGCGGTACGCCTTCTGCATGTCACCGAACCAGATCACGACCTTGTCCACGCCGCCGCCGAACGTCGGCGCGAATTCGGTCAGGTACACCGGGCGGCCGAAGATGCGTCCGACGACGCCGTCCTGCACGAAGTTGCCGGTCATGCCGTCGTAGATGAACTTTCCGGCCGTGCCACCCGCACCGTCGCGCTTGGCCAGCAGCTGGCCCCAGGTCACCGGGTGCATCACCCAAGAAGCATTGTTGACGTAGCCCGGGCGAATCTTCGTGTACAGGTTGATCACGTCGGTCCACTCCATCACCGTCGTGTTGTTCGCGGTGTAGACGTAGTTGCTGGAGTCCCAGACCGCCTCGCGGAAAATGCCCTCTTCTTGGCCGGTGCCGGTGCCGATGGCGTGCTTTTCAGCGCGGTACTTGCTGTGAGCGCGGGCGTGGTCTTCGACCACCTGCGCGGCGATGTCCACGACGCTGTCGTTCAGCAGTTCGTCGCTGATGTCCGTGAAGGCCGCGGCCTTGTACGCCGAGAAACTGCGCTTAGCGATGCTCATATCGCTAGCGGTGAAGGCAACACCTTCGTTCAGCGCGACCACCGACGTGCGGCCGTTGATCACGGGCAGGTCGAGATTGGTGGGGAACATCTGAGTGGTGGCGAGCTGCCGGATCGGGTTGTCCCAGTCCAGCCACTTGACGAACTCACCAGTCTGCTGGGTCACGGTCGTGTTTCCGCCAGCGGTGGCAGTTCCGATGGTCAGCGTGCGGAGGTCAAGCGTCAGTTCGCTGCCGTCGCGCTTCATCATCTGATCAGCGATGGAACGGATGGCGTTGGGGCCGGCCGACTGGGCGACACGGTTGACGACCT